GTGACCCCGGAGGACGCCCGCAAGACCCTCGCTCAAGGGAACTACTTTGGCACAATGATGGTGAAGATGGGGAAGGCAGACGCCCTGCTGGGCGGCGCGACCTACTCCACCGCCGACACCGTCCGTCCCGCCCTCCAGATCATCAAGACCAAGCCCGGCCACTCCATCGTCTCCTCCTGCTTCATTCTGGTGCGTCCCTCCGCCACCGGTGAGAACGAGGTGCTGGCTATGGGCGACTGTGCCATCAACATCAAGCCCACCGCCGAGGAGCTTAGCGAGATCGCCGTGGAGGTGGCCGAGTGCGGCAAGATCTTCGGCATTGACCCCAAGGTGGCCTTTTTGAGCTACTCTACCCTTGGCTCGGGCAAGGGGGAGGATGTGGACAAGATGCGCCGCGCCATGGAGCTCACCCGGGAACGGGCCCCCGGCCTGCCTGTGGACGGCGAGCTGCAGTTCGACGCCGCCGTCTCCCCACGCGTCGCCCAGACCAAGTGCAAGGGCAGCGCTGTGGCCGGTCATGCCAACACCTTCATTTTCCCCGACATCAACGCGGGCAACATCGGCTATAAGATTGCCCAGCGTCTGGGCAAGTTCGACGCCTACGGGCCCATCCTCCTGGGCCTAAACGCGCCCATCAACGACCTCTCCCGCGGCTGCAACGCCCTGGAGGTCTATTCCATGGCCATCATCACTGCCGCGCTGGCGTGAGGACCGAAGGAATGCCCCATCAAAAAGGACCCGCCGGCGGCGGGTCCTTTTGTTTTCTAGTCCTTCTTATGTTTGATTTTTGTGTCCGCTACCATCCATATATCTGTCTGCGTTGCCACATATACCTCATAAAGGCATCCGTAAGAATATAGTCCGGAAGTTGATCGTTCACGGTAATACCTTCGATGAAGCTTAGATGATCCCGGCCTATGTTATTTCGGTAAAAGAGTCTTCCATAGTCGTCAAAAAAACATGCCTTTGTGCCAACAGGCCGTTCTCTTGAAGAACGGCTCGTATTTCGTCTAACATAGATTCCTTGTTTCCGAGGTATCGCATATTTCTTCTTCACCTTTCACACCAACGAGATACAAAACGCTGTCCCTGTTGCCAAGGCAGGGTCATCCTTTGACCTTGCGGCGCAGCTCTACCACCACCCCGGCGATGGACAGCGGGACGGTGCGGACCTCCTCGGCGGAATAGGTCTTGGGGGGATATTCCGGGTTGCGGGGGAATAGGGTCCAGGCCCCGCTTTCGTCCACCTTGACCCGCTTCAGGGTGGCGTCAAAGCCGTTGACATAGACCACGCAGACATCCCCGCTTTCAAAGACAGGGGTTTTGCGGACGATGATGGTGTCGCCGTCCAGATACTCAGGGTACATGCTGTCCCCCTTGACCCGCAGGCCGAAATACTGCCGCTCCCCGCTGCACATGGCGGCGGGGATCTCCTCCCAGTCCACGATGTCCTCGATGGCCTCGATGGGGATCCCGGCCGGGACCAGGCCCAGCACGGGGACGCGGACGATCTGTACGGCGGGGGGCGGCGCATAGGGACTCACGGTCTCTGTTTTTCCCAGCAGCCAGGCCGGGTCCGTATCCAGCGCCGCCGCAATGGCGTCGATGACCGGAAGCTTCAGCTTTTCGATCTTTCCCTTTTCATAGCGCTGAATGGTGGATTTTGCCACGCCCACGCGCAGGGCGACATCGTCCAGGGTGAGCCCCAGCGCCGTGCGCCGCGACTCCAGTCGTTGCCCGAGCTCAAGATTGGTCATGGGAGACACCTCTTTTCAAGGGTATGATAACACAAGAATTTGCGTTGCGCAATAGAGAAACAAAAAAATTTAAAAAATTTTGCGCTGTGCTATTGACAACGGAGGAAACCTGTGGTACCATTTGTTGCGCAGAGCAACAGGCGCGAGGTGGGAGACTACTTTATCCTGTTGAAATTGTGTAGACAGCAGCTTTGGCTGCAAAATTTTTCATCGTGAGTTGCGCAGAGCAACAAACGAAGGTGAAAGGAGGCGATAGGGTGAAGGATAAGTACACGACCTATGTGTTGCCACGGCTGGTGGAGGTTTTGGACTGGGCCAGAGCGGGAGCGGGGCTCAAGGAGATCGCCGCAAGACTTGGAGTAAGCACCACTACCCTGCGGAGCTGGATCAAGAAAGGCCGCGCGGGCGAGAAGGAATATGTTCCTTTGTGCGACGCGGTGAGCGCAGGCCGGGAGCGGCCGGAGCAGGTCGTGGAGGCGGCACTTTTGAAGCGGGCCGTCGGCTATCAGTTTGATGAGGTCACCCAGGAGGAAAAGCTGGACCGGGACGGCAACATCCACGTATTGACCAAGACGGTCACCAAGGACGTGCCGCCCCACCTGACCTCTATTATGTACTACTTGTCCAACCGTGTGCCTGTGCGGTGGGGCAAGGAGGCGGAGGGATCTAACAGGGACAAGGGTGTGACAGGGGTGGTAGAGCTGCCTCCGGCCAAGATGCCCACACCTTCGGAGGGAAATCATGGCTGACATCATTTGGACGCCCCAGCCTAAGCAGGCGGTGTTTATGAGCCGGGGGGAGGACGAGGTGCTGTATGGCGGAGCCGCCGGGGGCGGGAAGTCGGACGCGCTGGTGATGGAGGCCCTGCGCCAGGTGCACATTCCCCATTACCGGGGGCTGATCCTCCGCAAGACCTACCCTGAGCTGGGGGAGCTGATCGACAAGAGCCAGGCGATCTATCCCCGGGCGTTTCCCAAGGCCCGGTACAACGGCAGCGCTCACACCTGGAGCTTTCCCAGCGGGGCGAAGCTTCGCTTTGGGGCCATGCACCATGAGCGGGACCGCTTTAAATATCAGGGCCACGCCTACGCCTTCATCGCCTTTGACGAGCTGACCCACTTTACCCAGAAGGAGTACGAGTATCTGCTTACCCGCAACCGGCCCAACGGGCCGGGGGTGCGGTGCTATGTCCGGGCGACGGCCAATCCCGGAGGGGTAGGGCACGGATGGGTGAAGGAACGGTTCGTCACAGCGGCCAGGCCTTTAGAGACCCACTGGCACAAGGCGGAGATCCAAATGCCAGACGGAGGAAGGAGAGAGGTGTGGCGGTCCCGGGTGTTTGTGCCAGCGTCGGTGTTTGACAATCCGGCGCTGCTGCGCAACGACCCCGACTATGTGGCACGGCTGGCTGTTTTGCCCGAGGCGGAGCGCAACGCCCTGCTCTATGGGAGCTGGGACAGCTTCGACGGCCAGGTGTTTACTGAGTGGCGTGACGACCCGGACCACTATGAGGATCGGCGGTGGAGCCACGTGATAGACCCCTTCCATCTCCCGGAGACCTGGCGGATCTACCGGGGGTTGGACTGGGGGTATTCCAGACCCTTTTCCGTCCACTGGTACGCGGTGGATCACGACAGGCGGCTCTACGCCGTGCGGGAGCTGTATGGCTGTACCGGGCGGGCCAACACAGGGGTGAAGTGGGAGCCGGGGCGGGTGGCGGACGCCATCCGACGGGTAGAGGGGGAGGACCCCAACCTGAAGGGGAAGCGGGTCCTTGGGGTGGCCGACCCGGCCATCTTTGCCAGCGACGGCACCGAGAGCATTGCCTCCATCATGGAGCGCGCGGGGGTGTTTTTTGAGAAGGGGGACCACCAGCGGCTGGCGGGAAAGATGCAGATCCATGACCGCCTGGCCTTTGACGAGGAGGGAAGAGCCATGCTCTACGTGTTCTCCACCTGCAAGCATCTTATCCGGACCCTGCCCGCGCTGGTATATGACAAGGCGGAAGTGGAGGATATTGACACCGACGGGGAGGACCACGCTTACGACGAGCTGCGCTATGTGTGCATGGCCGATCCCATCAGTCCGAGGCCGCGGGCGGCCAGGGCGGTCAAGGCCTGGAGTCCGTTGGACACGCCGGAATATGACTGCCGGGAATTTTACAGGAGGTATTGACATGGAAAGGATCAACGAGGAGGTCCTGCGGGAGGCCAGGGGCATCCTGCAAAAGTACAAGGACGGGAAAAAGGTCCTGGAGGCGCGGGTAAGGGAGGAGGAAAAATGGTACCGCCTGCGCCACTGGGAGGTGGTGCGGGGGGAGGGAGACGCCGCCCGGCCGCAGCCTACGTCGGCGTGGCTTTTCAACGCCATCATGAACAAGCACGCCGACGCCATGGACAACTTCCCGGAGTGCAGCGTCCTGCCCCGGGAGGACGGGGACCGGGAGGACGCCAAGACACTCTCCGCCATCATTCCGGTGATCCTGGAGCGGTGTGAGTTTGAGAAGGTCTACAGCTATAACTGGTGGGAGAAGCTGAAGCACGGCACTGCCATCTACGGGTCCTTTTGGAATCCCCGGCTGGAGAACGGTCTGGGCGATGTGGACATCAAGCCGGTGGACATCCTCAACATTTTCTGGGAGCCGGGGATTCAGGACATTCAGGACAGCAGGAACGTGTTTGTCCTCGATCTGCGGGACAACGATCTGCTGGAGCGGGAATATCCCCAGCTGGAGGGGAAGCTGGGTGGCGACAGGGGGCTGGACCTGCCCCAATATGAGCATGACCTTACGCTGGATCTGACGGGCAAATCGGCGGTGGTGGACTGGTATTACAAGGTCCGCGCCGAGGATGGACGGACGCTGGTCCACTATGTCAAGTTTGTGGGGGAGACCCTGCTGTTTGCCAGCGAGGATATGGATGAGTATGCCGACCGGGGCTTTTACGACCACGGGAAGTATCCCTTCGTATTTGACGCGCTGTTTCCCGAGAAGGGGACCCCCTGCGGGTTTGGGTATGTGGCCCTTTGCAAGGACCCCCAGATGTACATCGACAAGCTGTCCCAGGCCGTGTTGGAAAATGCCCTGCGGGCGGGAAAGAAGCGGTGGTTTATCGGGGCCCAGACGGGGGTGAACAAGGAGCAGTTCCTGGATTGGAACAAGGACTTTGTGGACGTGGAGGGGAGCGCCAATCTGGACGACGCCCACATGCGGGAGATCACCACGACCCCCTTGCCTGGCTCTACCCTAAATCTGCTTCAGATGAAGGTGGACGAGCTGAAGGAGACCAGCTCCAACCGGGACGTGAGCAGCGGGGGGACCATGGGCGGGGTGACGGCGGCCTCCGCCATTACGGCCCTCCAGGAGGCGGGAAACAAGACCAGCCGGGACATGATCTCCGCCAGCTACCGGGCGTATACCCAGCTGGACTATCTCATCATTGAGCTGGTGCGGCAGTTTTATGACCAGGAGAGGAGCTTTCGCATTACCGGGGGAGGCGTCCGGGACTATGACTTTGTCCGCTACTCCAACGTCAATATCAGGACCCAGCAGGTGGCGGTGGACAGTGCGGGCAATCCCCTGATGCGCAGGCCAGTGTTTGACGTCCGGGTCAAGGCCCAGAAGAAGAATCCCTTCTCCCGCATGAGCCAGAACGAGCTGGCGAAGGAGCTCTACGGCCTGGGGGTGTTCAACCCAGAGCGGGCCCAGGAGACCGAGGGAATGTTGGAAATGATGGAGTTTGAGGGGAAGGACCGGGTGCTGGAGCAGGTGCGCCAAAAGGGAGCTGAGTTCAGCCAGCTCCAGCAGCCTATGGCTCAGCCGCCCCAGGGAATGAGCCCCGGGGGCGGGGATATGCTTGATCTATTTGCGGGCAAGGGCAACGGCCCGGTCGGCATGTAGATATCAAAACGAGGCAACTCGGAATACGCGACGCAGGCGGTAATTGCGGAAAGAGAAGCGCGACAACAGCGAAGCGCCCGAGCCGCCGAGGGCAGCGGGCTAAGGCCGGAGCGGAGGAAAGAGCCCAAGGAGGGCCAAGGGCCCGGATGGGTCTTTCCGAAGTCGGAGGACTTAGAACCGCGTGGCGAACAGGTGAGGCGCGACAACGAAAGGAGCAAAAGTCATGAGCGAAGCAGCGGCGGCTACGGCCGCCAACACCGGCGGGAGCATTGCCCCGGACGCCGGGGGGCAGGACAAGGGGCTGGAGAGCGCGGTCCATCCGGAGCAGGTACAAGAGCAGATCAAGGAGACCCCCGAACAGCGGCGGGCCCGGTTTGAGCAGGCCATCGGGAAGGACGGAGAGTTTGCCGACTTCTATCAGCAGGGGGTGGACAACGCCGTCAAGACCCGGCTGGCCCGGGAACGGGCCAAGGTGGAAAAGGCCATGGCCGCCCAACAGCCCGTTTTAGACCTTCTGATGGCCCGGTATGGGACCCGGGATCTAGCCCGGCTCCAGGAGTCCATCAACGCCGATGCGGACTGGTGGCAGTCCTATGCTACCAGCCGGGGTATCAGCGAACAGCAGGCCAGGGAGCAGATCGCCCTCCAGGCGGAGCTGGGAGCCATGAAGCGGCGCGCCGCCGCCGAGGAGGGGGAACGCCGGGTCCGCGTTCAGATGGAACGCTGGGACCGGCAGGCGCGAGAGACCCAGAGCGTCTACCCGGAGTTTGATCTTCGGTCGGCGGTCAAAAACGAGAGCTTCCTGGCCATGCTCAAAAGCGGAGTCAACATGCGCACGGCCTATGAGGTGGCCAACATGGACGACATCAAGCGCTCGGTGGCCCACCGGGCCACCCGGGACGCGGAGGCCCGCTTGACCGAGAGCATCCGGGCGGGCGGGAGCCGCCCCGTGGAGGGGGGCGCCGGCGGCCAGCCGGGCGCGGCCACCAAGG